AGTAAGATTCTCCATAGGTAGTATTTTTGGGAATAATGAAATAGCTCTTACAAATGTTCAAGGTACATTTGGTACTGGTGCTGGTCAACAACTATTTTATAATGGAGAAAGTAATGCTCCTGGTGTGGGAATAGGTTCTACAATGTTGAACTTCGCCGATGGAGGTACAATTCCACAAAGTCCAATCAGAGTTACTAATGATGGCCTTCATGCTAAGGTTTTCTGTAGAAATCATGGAATGTATTCTTCGGGTAATGTAGTTAAATTGGCTGATGTTAGTGGAGGATTGGCAAATAGAACAACATTGTCATCTAATTATCCTAATACTGGGACTGGAGATATAACTATTGGAAGTACAGCAAACTTTGGAACTTTTGAAAATATTGGAATTGCTGTTTCTAATCCAGGTTATGTTAAGATTGGTAATGAGATTATTTCTTATACTGGATTTGGGCCTGGAGGAGAAAGTCTTACTGGCATTACAAGAGGTGTAAACAATACTACATCAACAACACATTCTCAAAATGATATTGTTTATAAGTATGAAATGGCTGGAGTATCTCTCTTTAGGATTAATACAACGCACAATTTAAATGATGTGGAATCATCATTACAAGGTGGTCCTGAAACTCCACTCACATTAGATTCTTATAATGTTAAGGTGGATATGAGTTCTGGAGACAATGCAACAGATAGAACTGGATCTTCAACTTTCCCAGCTTTGAAATTTACTTTGGGTCTTGAGAATGGAGGTGTATCAGCTAAATCTACTTACAATATTCCGTTTGCAATGGTTAAACCTAAGTGGAATATTACTGCTCCAACTGGAACATCTCTTAGATCTTCAATAAGAACTGTTTCTGGAACTAGTATTTCTGGTTCTGAGAGTTCTTTTGTAGATAAAGGATTCCAATCTTTATCATTGAATCAAGAAAATTGGTTCAATAGTCCAAGAATAGTTGCTTCTTCTGTTAATGAATCCCAATATCTTACTGCTCTTCCAGCAAAGAAATCTCTTACTGTGAATGTGAATTTAGCTACTCGTAATACTAAGCTTTCGCCAATGATTGATTTGGATCAAACTTCCTTAGTGTTTACTTCTAATAGAGTTAATGCACCAGTTGGAGATTATTCCACCAATTTGGATGTGAAGACTACAGATCAAGATCCTAATAGATTTTTCTATGTTACTAAAAATATATCATTGGAAAATGAAGCAACAAGTTTACAGGTAGCTATAGATGCTTATCTGACTAATTCTTGTGATATAAGAGTATTCTACTCTTTAAGTGAGCCAGGGGATGTTGATGATGCTGTATTTGTTCCATTCCCAGGTTATAATAACCTTAATCCCAGTAGGCCTGGAATTGTTATTGATCCAGTAAATAATGATGGATCTTCTGATGTAAGAATCCCCACACAGGATAATTTCGCATCAAGACCGTCTTCTGGTATGTTTAATGAATATAGATTTACTGCTGATAGAATCCCATCATTTACCAATTTTAGAATTAAAGTTATTGGAACTAGTACCAACCAAGCTTTTGCTCCTCAATTTAGCAATCTTAGGGTATTGGCATTAGCATAAAATGAGTTTGATTCCCATAAAAGATGAGAAAGGTTTATTTAAAGATAGTGATTCAGGTGCCATAGTAAATAAGAATAATAGTGAATACCAGGCCTATATTTCTCAGAGAGAAAGACTTCTCTCCGATAAACAAAGGCTTGATAAAGTTGAAAATGAAATCAGTGACATTAAACAAATGCTCCAAATCCTCATAGATAAGTAAAATGGCAAATAACACTATCACATTTGATCCTCCTGATGGAGTAGCATATGGTGTTAATTTAACTATTAATACAGGTACAGATTTTAAATCTTCTTTTCATGTGTTAAAGAATGATAGAACCAATTTTGATTTTACAAGTTGGACTGGTTCTTCTCAGATGACTAAATCTGTTTCTGTAGGATCTACTGCTTATCCTACTGCAACTTTTGATGTAGGGTTTAGTAGTGCAGCAGGAGGAAAATTTGATATTTCATTGGGTTCCACTGCTACTAGGTCATTAAATGGTGGAAGATATTGGTATGATATTTTAGTTAGTTCTGGATCTACAATTTATAGAATTGCTGAAGGAAATATATTGGTCAAGGCGGGGGTATCCTCTGCACCATAAATATAAAAATAGTAGTAGTATAAAATGGCGCAGCCTACCTCACGATCAGAATTAAAACAATACTGCTTAAGACAGCTGGGCGCTCCTGTTTTAGAAATTAATGTTGCTGAAGAACAGTGTGAGGATCTTATTGATGATGCCCTACAAGTATGGAATGAGAGACATTATGATGGTGTTACCCAAGTTTATTATAAGCATAAGATTACTCAAGCTGAGATTGATAGGGGTAAAGCTAAGGCTACTGATGGAGTAGGAATTACAACATATACCACTACTGGAGTAGATACAGGAACCGGAGCTGTTGAATCTATCTACTACGAAAGTAGTAATTATCTTCAAATCCCATCAAATATAATTGGAATTAATAAAGTATGGCAATATGATGATGCTCAATCTATGAGTATCTCCAATATGTTTAGTTTTAAATATCAGTTATTTTTAAATGATGTTTATTATTGGGGAAATGCTGATTTATTGGGTTATTCAATGGCTATGAGTTATGTGGAGACTTTGAATTTTCTTCTTAATACTCATAAAGCTATTCGTTATAATCAAAGAATGGATAGATTATATTTGGATGTAGATTGGGGTAATTTGAGTAAAGGTAAGTATTTGATTATTGATGCTTGGTCAGCCATGGATGGTAATACTTATACCGGAGTATGGAATGATCCATTCTTAAAGAAATATACAACTTCTTTAATTAAGAGGCAGTGGGGACAAAATTTAATTAAATTCCAGGGAGTTAAATTGCCTGGTGGTATTGAGTTTAATGGAAGACAAATTTATGATGATGCTCAAAAGGAACTTGATGATATCCGATCTCAAATGTCTTCTACTTATGAGCTTCCCCCATTAGATTTGATAGGTTAAGATTATGGCTCTTAATTCTTACACTCTTAATGGATCTACGGGCGAACAAGAACTTCTTCAAAGTCTTGTTAATGAACAGTTAAAATTTTATGGCGTTGAAGTTTATTATATTCCAAGAAAATATATAAAACAGAATACTGTTATTAGAGAAGTAATTGAATCTAAGTTTGATGATGCATATCCTATAGAAGCATATGTAGACAATTATGAAGGATATGGTGGACAAGGAACACTCTTATCTAAATTTGGTATCCAGGATGTAGATGATTTAACATTGATTATTTCTAGAGAAAGGTTTGAGACTTATATTAGTCCCTTAATGAAAGGTGGTGCAAATGTAGAATTATACACTCGCCCCAAGGAAGGAGATATCATCTATTTCCCATTAGGAGATAGATTGTTTGAAATTAAGTATGTTGAGCATGAACAACCTTTTTATCAACTCAAGAAGAATTATGTTTATGAGTTGAGATGTGAACTCTTCCGTTATGAGGATGAAGTTCTGGATACTGGTGTTGAAGCTATTGATGATGAAATAGAACAAATAGGATATATTCAGACCCTCTCTTTGATAGGAACTTCTGTTCAGGCCACTGCTACTGCATCTCATGTGTCCAGTGGAGCGGTGACTAATATTATTATGAGTAATATGGGTAATGGTTACCTATATCATCCTCTTATTGGAATAGGTTCTGCACCTTCTGGAGGAACTACGGCTGTTGGTATAGCTTCTATATCAACTGAATGGATTAATGCTGATGGAAGTGTAGGTGGAAAGATTGCAGCAGTTAATATAACCAATGCTGGTGCTGGTTATACCGAACCTCCTTTAATTACTATAAATGATCCTACGGGATATGGTTCAGGGGCTGCTGCTACAGTTGGTATTAGTACTGATCAAGGATCTATAGGAGTATTCTCTATTACTAATGCTGGGTCCGGCTATACTACAGGACCTTCTGTAACCGTTTCAGCACCTCCTGCAGGTGGAACACAGGCTGCTGGTATTGCTACTATTAATGCAGCAGGTATTGTTACAGCGATGTACATCACCCATTCTGGTGTTGGATATACTGTTGCTCCTACAATAAGTCTCAGTGCACCATCTTCATCTGGTACTGGTGGTTATATCTTTAATGAAGTGGTAACAGGTTCAACATCAGGAACTACTGCTAGGGTTAAGTCTTGGAATGCTCAGACTTATGAATTGGAAGTAGGAATTATTAGTGGAGGATTTAGTCCGGGTGAGAATATAGTGGGAGGTGAATCTGGAGCTACTTATGCTTTAAGAGTTCAAGATACATGGGATTCCACTAACAGAACTAGTGATGATGGAACTATAACTACAACTCCATTCTCTGATAATGAAACTATTGAGTTGAAAGGAGATGACATTATAGACTTTAGTGAGACTAATCCGTTTGGGATGCCGTAATTGGTTAAATAGTATATACCCAGGTATAAGGTAATGTTTGAGTATTTTTATAACGAGATCTTTAGATCTGTCATTATTGCATTTGGATCCATTTTCAATGGAATTGAAGTTCGTAAAGATAGTAGTGTCATTAAGGTGCCTTTGGCTTATGGACCTACTCAAAAGTTTCTTGCTAGAATGCAGCAAGACGTAGATCTTAATAGACCTACTCAAATAACGTTGCCTCGAATGTCATTTGAGTTTTTGGGATTACAGTATGATCCCACCAGAAAAATGACTCAGACTCAAACCTTTGCAATGGAAGAGCCTGATGGAACTACAATTAAAAGAGCTTATCTTCCTGTTCCATATAATATGGCATTTGAAATGAGTATCTTGACTAAACTTAATGATGATATGCTTCAAATTACAGAACAAATTATACCATATTTTCAACCTACTTATACCATTCCAATTAAATTTTTAGGTAATTTAAAAGAAGTAATTAATGTTCCTATTCAATTGGATAGTATTGAAATGGAAGATGATTATGAAGGAAATTTTGATACTAGAAGAGCACTTATTTACACTTTGAGATTCACAGCCAAAACTTATGTCTATGGTCCTATCGCTGATGTTACTAGTGATATCATTAAGAAAGTTCAGGTTGGATACATCGCTGGTAAGTTTGATAAGAGTGTCACTCCATCAAGAGATCTTACTTACTCAGTAGTTCCTAGAGCAACTAAGGATTATGATGGTGTTGTTTCAACTCTTTTATCTGCCAATGTTAATTTGACTGATACTATTATTGAAGTGGATGATGGTACTAAAGTTTCTGCTCAGACTTATATCTATATCGATCAAGAAGAGCTCTATATAGAAGCTGTGAGTACTAATAAACTTACAGTAAGAAGAGCACAAGATAATACTACTGTTCAAAATCATGTATTGGGGGCTCAGGTCAAGACCATTACAGATGCTGATGATAACTTGATTGAGGTTGGGGATGACTTTGGATTTGATGGTTCTACGTTCTAAATTTAATTTATGTCTAGTAAATTTGAAAAATTAAATGATACTTTCAATATAACTTCCACAGAAGTAGAAGTAGATTCTACCCAAGTTTCTGTTGGAGTTGATAAGGAAAAGCCTGATAGACTTGCAAAAAGTGATGTTGAAAGAGATTATGAATATACTAGAGGTAATCTTTACTCTATTATTGAAAAGGGTCAAGAAGCTATTAATGGTATTCTGGATGTAGCTGAACAAAGTGATATGCCTAGGGCTTATGAAGTTGCTGGTCAGTTAATTAAGAGTGTTTCTGATGCAACTGATAAGTTAATGGATCTTCAGAAAAAATTAAAGGATGTTAATAAGGAAGAAGAGACTAAAGGACCAACAAATGTTACTAATGCTTTATTTGTAGGATCTACAGCAGATTTACAAAAAATGTTGAAAGAGCAGGGTAATACTAAATAGGGGGAGGGAGATAAATCCCAAAGTACTTTTAGTATCCATAAAATGTCAGAAGATAATAATGACAATTTACCATCTATAGATGATTATAAGGCAGAGGAATTACCCTCTCTTGATAGCATTTTAGAAGAATATAAATTACCTTCAGTTGAAGATTTTAAAGAGAAGGAAGAAGTAGTAGAAGAAGAAAAAAATACTTGTGGGGAAGGAGAATATTTCTGTAATGATGAACAAAAATGTAAGCCTATTCCTAAGGGACATAAAGTTCTGCCAGATGGGGAACTAGTTAAGGAATCGCAAGATCTTACTGAAGTCTTGCATCTTATTAATGCAGTTAGAAAGGATATTCCTGAAATTCCTGAAATTAAATATTATGATGATGAATTAGAAAAACTTGCCACATATATTGAAGAAGTAAAGCAGGACATTCCCGAAATTCCTGAAATTAAATATTATGATGAAAATATAACTTCTATTGAAGAAAGAATATCCTTACTTAGGGAAGAAATAGAAAATCTTCCAGAAGTAAAGTATTATGAGGATGATCTTCAGTCTCTAAAAGAAAATATTGATAATGTAAGAGCAGAGATCCCCCAGTTTCCTAAATGGGTTAATGAAGTTAATGAGGTTCCTGATTTTTCATGGATTGGAAAAACATTTAGTGTAATTGATGATGATTTCATTAAAGTCAATGATCATTTAAATTTATTAAAAGGACATATTGATTCTGAAATTCAACAAGTTTCAGAAACTTTTGATACTAAAGATTTTGAGGCTAGAGTCGATATTAAAGAAATGTCCTCTGATTTGAAGAATTCGAAGGACAAGATTTATAAAGAATTAAAAGAAGCTGCTCTAAAAATTTGGGATCATCATAGTGAATTTAAAGATGATGATAGAAAATTAAAGAAACAGTTAAAGGGTGAATATAATCTTCTTAAACAGAAAATATCAGAAGAAATAAAGGAACTCAATGAGAAGAATACATCTTCTCAGAATAAGATTACTTCTGCTCTTACAGAATACTTTAATGAGGTAAAGGAAGATATTTCTAATCTTCCCGAAGTAAAATATTATGATAAGGATATTAAAAAGGTAAGAGAAGAGTTTAAACCTCTTTCTGAAGAGTTAAGATCTTTAAGAGAGATGGTTATTGACTTAAAAGTCAAGCAATATGAGTTTCAAAATGTTCAAGAGGGATTATTAAATATTCCTCCAGATGAGGATAATAAAGATCCTCTTACTCCATTAGATCAGAAATTCGTTACTTTCAATGAGTTACAGGGTCATTATAGACTTTTTGTCAATAGAGTTCAGGAACAGTTAGCTACCTATGGTGGAGGTGGTTCGGTTGATCTTCAATATCTAGATGATATTTCTGGCATTGCTACTAATATTAGTGCTTATGATGGAATGTATCTTCAAGTAGATACTTCCCAATCATCTGGACATAAATTTAAATTTTCTAGTGTAAGTGCTGGAAGTACTACTTGGGTTACAAATTCTACTGGTATTCATACATTATCTAATGTAGGTATTGGCACAACTGCAAGAGCTGATTATGTATTATATGTTCAAGGGGATGCTTATTATACTGGGAATATTTCGGCTGCAGGAACCATTACTTATGAGGATGTAACTAATGTTGATTCTATTGGTATTGTAACTGCTGGCAAAGGAGTTAGAGTTACTACTGGAGGTCTTGTTGTAACTGCTGGTGTTTCTACCTTTAGTGGTATTGGTACATTTGGTAGTGATGTTTATATTGATGGTGATTTAAATGTTACTGGTGATATTGTATATGATGAAGTTACAGGTAGAAACCTAAATATTACTGGGGTTGGCACTATATCAACTCTTGGAGTTACTGGAATAACTACTGTTGGAATTTTAACATCATATAATTCTATAAGTGTTGGTTCTACTAATCTTCTTACAGAAATTGGCACAAAAGCTTCTATTGGAATGGTCTTGGCATTAGGATAATGAAAGGTTTCAAAAAGTTTTTTAAAGAGGCAGCACCAACAAATTCTACTGGGGCTAGTATTGCTAATCCAGAAGTAATGTTATTTCCTCCAGGTGAGGATGATTTGTCTCAGGATTATCAAACTCCAGGAGAATCTGGTCAAGCTAAA